GCACGCCCATCCAGTCGCCCTGCGCCATCTTGGCATTCTCACGCTCGGCCTGCTTGTTGTCGATGCTCATGGCAGCGAGGAGCGGGCTGATGCCGGGCATGTCCAACTGCTTGAGGAAGTCCCTCGGGTTGGTGAACATGCCGGGGATCTGGAGCAACTGCATCAGGATGTTGAGGCGGGCAGCCTTGCTCTTCGGCAGCCCGGACTCCATGCTGACGTGAACGTCCATCGTCTGGCCCAGATCGGCGCCGAGGAAGTCCTGGACTTCCAGGTCACCCTCCTGCGACCAGGTGCGGACGATGCGAGGCTCCTGCCAGAACTGCTTGACCAACATGAGCCACTGCCAGCCGGTCTGGCTGATGCCCCTGGCCATGAGCTTGCGGCTGATGGCGAGCTTGGTGTCGTCGGCCTCCTGGAGCGCCATCACGGACGCAGCAGGCATCGAGGCCGGAGCCGTGCCCGAGGACACGTCGGCCTGGCCAGCACGCTCGCCCATCTCGTCGGCCGCACGGTTCATCACGGTCTCGTGCTGTGCCATCCAGCGGGCGTCGGGCATGAGGTAGGACGGTGGGTTGCCGTTCTGGTTGTACGGGATCATCTCGACCCGGCTGGACACACGCTGCTGGTCGATGGCCCCAACGGGGAAGAGCAGCTTCGGCGTGAGCACACGACGGATGCTGGCCTCACGGCTGCGTGCGTCGTTGTAGTCGGCCTGGATCTGGATGAGGTCCGTGACCCAGGTGCGACCCTCACGCATGCCCATGCCGGGCAGAAGGTCGAACTGGATGAACGGGAGCTTCCCGTGGTCGTACGGGAATGGCTTCTTCTCCAGGACGGTGGTGCCCGCCCAGGTGATGACAGCGCCGTCCGGTGCGATCCTGCTTCCCGGCCTAATCCACAACTGGTGAACGCTGACGGTTTCTGCTGATGGACGGTCCTCCCGAGCCTTGTCGGTCAGGGCGTACACCTCATCGACCAGCGTTGTGCCGGGCAGGTCAGTCGGCGGGACGACGCCGTACTTCTCAAAGCATCCTTCCTTCGTGAGCGACACCGTACGGATGGCCCAGCGGGCCGCCTCCATACGGGTGGCATTCGGGTCGACCGACAACTCAAAGGCCGGTACGATCTCGACGCACACCTCGCCCATGTTGACTTCCTGAGCCTCGTCCTCCTCGCCAGCCTCCAGGCTGGCAACCTCGCCAACCACGGAGCCAGCGCTGGCGTCCCAATACACGTGGATGAAGGACCAGCCCATGGTGACGACCCAGAAGTACAACTCGACCATGAGCACGTCCCAGCCCACACGGTCCATCTCGTGGTCCAGGATGCGGCTGCCAACGTCGGCAGCGCCTACGTCCTCCTCGTCATCGCTGACGGGGCGGCACTCGGCGTCGGGCTGCTCCTTCAGCAGACGTGCGATCGTGCGCTCAACGATGCCACCGATCTTGTTGATCGTGACACGGATGGGGGCGTTCGGGTCGTTCGGCCGCCACTGCGGGCGCCGGAACTGGCGGCGGTCACGGTCCCAGACGATCCACTGGTGTCCGAGCAGGTACGCCAGGTTCATCTTCATCTGGAGGTCGGGCATGTGCTTGGCGCCCTGCGTGCGATGGGCCTCCAACCAGGCGATGAGCTTGCCGGGGTCGCTGCCGTCGGGCAGCACGAACTTGTCGGGCGCAGAGCGCTCGCTCGCCATGAGATCCCTGAGGCGGTCCTTGATCCCAGCCATCAGCGTGCCACTTCGTCAAGTGCCGAGTCCACGTCGTAGTCGGGGAACACGATGAGACCGTCGGGCGAGGAGAGGTACTTGATCTCAGGTTCAGCAGCGGGGGCGGGGCCGAGCGTGGGGTAGTACGACTGGTTCTGAGAGTTGGCCTGGACCTGAGTGATCAGGCCGAGGATGACGTGGTCCTTCTCGGCAAGCTGGGCAGCGTGCTGGGCGTTGGTCTGTATAACAGACCTCTGCTGAAAGCCTAGGCTCGTTATACAGACGACCGCCACGATGATGAGGGCGAAGATCATGCGTCGACCTTCGTAGCCTTGGCGGCCCGAACGGCCTCCATCTTGCGGTGGTTGTGCTGGTCCTTGATGAGGGCTGAGATCGTGGTCTCACGGTCCTCAGCCAGGGCGTCCAACTCTGCGATCTTCGCCTTCAGCGAGTCGATCTCGCCCTGGCGGCTGTTGTCCACGTCGAACCCGAGGAAGACGGCCATCTCACGCACGCAGTTGCGGCAGAGGAAGAGCACGCCCTCGTAGTCGATCTGGACCTCAGTGTCAACCCCGTCGTGTGGGTTGAGGCACACGTAGCAGGACTGACGTGCGTGGTAGTAGTCGGCGTTGCCACTCTGCATGGTTCCAGTGTGCCAGAGCTACCAGTCGTACGGGACGCCGGTCACCGGGTCGATCTGCCAGGTCTTCTTCAGGCCGCCCTCAGCCCGGTCCATGTCCCGGCCCATCCTGGCCCACATCGCCTTCTCACTCATGTCCTGAACCCCCTGGCGGGAGGCCAGCGTCGGCGCCGGGCCGGGCAGGGCGGTCGCCGGGAGATCCTCGCACATGGCACAGGCGTACATGAGGGAGTCGGCACGGTCAGGGGAGTCCATGTTCCGCTTCTTCATCTCCTCCTTGCGCTCGACCTTGATCTCGCCGGTGTTCGTGAGGGAGTAGCGGATAGCCGTCAACTGAGTCTCCAGCTTCGGGTCGGTGAACCTGAGGCTCAGTTCCCCGGCCTCCAGGCGGCGCCGGAGCGCCCACCACCACATGGACCGTACGTTGCGGAACCTGGCTTCACCCACACCGAGGCCGCCCCGGAAGGGCATGACCTGACCGCCCCAGCGGACCATGGCACGGCGAATGTGGTCGGCCTCACCAACCACACCGGCCCCGACACCGTCGGCGTCGTAGATGACGTAGTGGGGTTCAACCTCTGCAACGGACTGGAGCACCGGACCCTGGAAGAAGTTGTCCATCCGCATGGACGGGTAGATCCGCTGCCAGACGATCTCGTTCCCATCCCTGTAGGTTATGACGTTCTCGTTGGTGCCGTAGGTCGCCAGGTCGACGCCGAGCGCACGCACGCCCTCGTAGCCCTGCACCTCGTGGGCCGCCTTGACCCAGGGCAGCATGATGAGGGCATCGTCGGCCGCCTCCCAGAAACGGCCTTCGACCGAGGTCTCCCACTCAAAGGTGCCCGGCCCCATGCCCTGAATCTCAAGTTCCTGGAGGAACCTGGGGGTGATGAGGTTGGCCCCCTCGGGCATGTCCTCGCCGGTCCACGCCGGGGTGTCGTACGCCCGGATGCGGATGTTCTCGACGCCCGGAGCGATGCTCTTGTGGTAGGCGAACGTGTCGCTCGTGGTGGGGTTGAAGATCAGGAGGAGGCGGGAGTCACCTGAGGACAGGAGCCGGGTGATGGCCAGTGAGGAGTCCTCCCCGATTGCCGTGGCCTCGTCACCGATGATGAGCTTGTGGGCGGCGTGGTGGCCCTGGAGGCCTTCCGGCTTCTCGACCGACTGGCCGATGATGAACCAGTTCGGGCCGCCCTCCAGCTTCAGGTCGCCGGGCAGGAGCCGCCCGTCGAAGCCGACCCGCTCGACGTACTCGGGGTACGCCGTGCGGATCCCACCCCACAGGTTGAGGGCCAGGTGGTCGTACTTGCTGGAGATCGTGATGATCTTGCTGCCGCCGCACGGCCCCTTGCAGATGGCGCAGGGCGTGCCGGGCTTGAACGTGTCGAAGAAGCTGAGTGCGAGTCGGGCCGCCAGGTGGGTCTTGCCCGAGGCGTTGCAGGACGGGACCGTGACCTGAGCACGTGGGACACTGATCGCAGCAGCAATCTTGCGCTGGATGGTCCAGAGCCGCTTGCCCGAGGCGATCTCGATGTGGGCACCCAGATCAGCCTGGCCCAGCATCCGCAGCCGGTCACGCTCTGAGGTTGTCCGCATCCCTCCAGGATGCCAGGGCTACGGCGTGTTCAGGGTGCCGCTGATCTCGATGCTGACCACCGAGGTGAGCGAGGCGAAGGCCTGGAGGACGGTCGACGCCGGGACCTCCCAGATGCCGTACAGGTCGAGCACGTCGTTGGCGGCGACGCTCTTACCGGACACGAGGCGGTTGGTCACCGAGTCGGCGCCGATGGACACGTTGACCGTGCGGGCCGAGGAGTCGGTGTTGCTGATGTGGATGTGGCGGATGATCCACTTACCGCCGAGGCCAGCGGCCCCCAGCGCAGGGCTGGTGCCGACTGTGGCCGCAACGGCAGTCAGGAGGGTGGGCTGGACGAAGGTCGCATCTGCACGGGGCATGGCTCCAGCTTACTAGAAGGTGGTCATCTCAGCCCAGGCTACTTCGACTAGCAGGTCGGCGGTTCCAGCAGCGCCGAACACCGTGGTCGGGCCACGGACGATGAAGCCTTCGTTCTGCGCCAGCACGAGCGGGTGGTCGTTGCCGTCGGTGGCATCGAATGTGGTCTGGAACAGGGAGCCGTTCCCCGGCGGAACCGTGGTGATGGTGCTCACGGTCTGGAGGGTGAGCATCGAGTTTGCGTTGAGTGTGCGGGTTCCGACGGTGAGGCCAGCGGCGACGGCCGATGCACGGATGTCGGTCACGAGCGTGGTGCCCATGTTCTGGCGCTTCTTGGCGTTGTTGCCTGTTATTGCGATGGCTGTACCAGCCGAGTCCGACGCCGTGAACGAGGCGCCGAGTGCGGCGAACACCTCATAGCGGGGGAAGATCGTGGCCGTGGCGATGGCCGTCTGGAGCACCGACAGCTTGATGTACTGGATGACGGCCAGGGATGTGGCGGAAGCCCAACGGAAGGAGAACAGCGTGCCGTTGGCTGCCTGCGTGACCACGAGCGGAATGAGGATGGATTCCCGGTACTGGCCGAGGGCACCATGGTCCATCGGCCGCACCGAGACACGGGCAGCCTTGTAGAGGTTGTCGACGGCAAGAAGCTGGGTCGGCGTTACGCCATCTGCAATCAGAGCCATGGGGTCGAGTTTACCCGACCATGTAGCTGATCGGCAGGGTGCCGTACAGCGGGCCGGTCTTGTAGTCGGCCTTCACGGTGAGAGTGATCACGGCGGCAGCGCTGACGTAGGCCGATACGAACGCCTGATCCATCTCGGCCTCATCGGCCATGTGGTCGGTCGTGGCCTCGCTGCCACGGCTAGCGATGACGTGCATCAACGTGGTGGCGCCCACCGATGCGATGTTGAACGTCTGCTCCCACCGCACTCCAGTGAAGGTGACCGACGTGGTGGAGATCGTGCCACTACCACCACTACCGGCAGCACCTGTGGCCCCCATCTGGCCAGGAGGACCGGGCGGGCCTTCTTCGCCATCCTCCCCATCACGGCCCGGCGCCCCCTGCGGGCCAGTCAGACCGATCGGACCCTGTGGCCCAGGCGGGCCGGGGAAGCCGTCGATGCCGTCCTCGCCGTCGATGGCCGGATGACGCCCGTCGGCGCCGGTCAGCCCCTGTGGACCGGTAGGCCCAGGCGGGCCGGGGAAGCCGTCGATGCCGTCCTCGCCGTCGATTGCTACGTTGTACGGACCCTGCGGCCCGGTGAGTCCAGTCGGTCCCGTAGGCCCAGGCGGGCCGGGAAAACCGTCGATGCCGTCCTCGCCGTCGATGGCTGCGGCGACGGCGCCAGTCTGACCAGCGGCACCCTGAGCACCGGCCGCACCGGCCGCACCGGGTGCCCCAGGGGGTCCGGGCATGCCATCAAGGCCGTCTTCCCCGTCGAGGCCTGGCATACCCTGCCGCCCGGCGCTCGCTGCCAGTGCAGCGGTGACGTAAGTGTCGCTGACCTCCGTGAGAATCCGGTTGTTGGCACCGGCGTTGACCGACACGCCCGCACCCGTGAAGCCGGTGTTCGTGCCAGTCAGGATGAGGATGTTCCGAGTGCTGGCCACGTCGATGTTGTAGGCGATCGACCCAGGTGTTCCACCCGTGTACGACCCGAGGATGAGCGAGTCATTGCAGGCAATCAGGCCCAGGATCCCGGCTGCCGCACCGGAACCTGACCCCATGATCAGGTCGGCCTGCACGTCGAAGCCACGCAGTGTCACCCGGTCGGTGATCGTCGTACCGATGTGGGCCTTGACCTGGCCGGGGCCTTTGAAGTCGAGGACGGGGGCGGCCCCAGCGCCACCGATCTTGCCGATGTTGAAGTTGCGGACGTTGTTGTTCGTGTTCCCGCTGACGACGAGGCTCTGGCAGGACTGAGCGTCGAGGAACGTGTCGCCGGAGAGGGCGGCCACAGTGATGGCCTTCATCGTCCCGTTGAGCCGGAAGGACGAGGCGCTCGTCGTGGTCAGAGCGAGGGTCGACGGGACTGATCCAGATACAGAGCCGGTGTACGTCGTGCTGTCATCCACGGTCACGTCGAAGTGGAATGACCCGGAGATCAACTGAAGCTGGCTACTGCTCCAGTTGGCACCGGCCCAGAAGCCGGTCCAGATCAGCGACGGCCCGTTGATCTGGATGTTCACACCGACCTTGCCGATGGCCCACCCGCAGTTGATGAGGTAGTTCATCACGCTGGACAGGCCGACTGGCGTGATGGCGTAGAACCCGGTGTCGACGGCGTGAACCTTGGACGAACCGATGGCACTGCACGAGACCACCTGGTCCTGGGAACCCTCGCCAGAAATCTTGCATGTGTGGAGGTGTAGGTCGACGTTGGCGCCGAAGAACGAACCGAGCACCGACACAGCCAGGTTGACGACGGTGATACCGATCAACGTGATCGGCGTGCTGGCGACGGCGGCATTGCACTGTGCCTGGAGATTCCAGGTCGGGTAGTCGTTGATCGGCGTCGCCTGGACCGGCGGCGAGTCCTGGTAGTGGCCAGACTGACCAGCCCCATCCAGAATGAGCGGGCCAGGGATCGTGATGGCGGCCGTGTCGATGAAGTTCGTGTTCTTGTTCGTGCTCTTGACGGCGACGACCATCGTCTTGTTGACCGTCCAGGTGGTCTCGCCAGCCACCAGGTCGGTCAGGTTCTTGTAGATGTGCGTCGAGGCGTTGCTGCTCGTCAACGACCCGTCGATCGTGGCGTCGTACAGCGTCGCCCCGCCCGCCGACAGGTTGTTGATGATCTCGTCAAAGTCACGGCGGATCTGAACCGCCGCCTGGTGCGGGATCCCCTGGACGTACTCAAAGGGCAGCCGAACGGTGGGCTGGTTCTGGCCCATGCCAGCCCCCTAGTTGCTCAGTGAGAACCCGATGCTGTAGTTCAGCGTCGTGCGGGTGCCCGAGCCGACAGGCCGGATACGCATGCGCTGGCCAAGGGTGCCCTGCACCACCTGGTTGGCGACGGCAGTCATGCGGGGGTCGATGTTGAAGACCTTGGTCCCGGCGGCACCGGTGGCGAACGTGAACGTGGTCGCCACCGGGATCCACGTATTCGACACCGGGTCGAAGACATCCACGTTGATCGTGATCGTGTTACCGGCGCCGGTCTGCGCCGTCACGTTCAGGAGGATCTGGAGACCAGTCGCACCGACAGGGCCGAACTCGACAGCGGTCGGGTCGACCGACTTGTAGTCGGCCGACGGGATGCACGCCGAGGCAGTCTCGGGGAGCGAATAGAACCCTGAACCTGTGTGAGTGATGACCCCAGGGCCAACGAGGGAGTCGGGCATGAGTTAGACCCCGATGAAGAGGAAGTGGACCGGCGATGCCGAGAGGTCGGTGGCGTTGGCGATCTCGGTGAGACCTGTGGCGCCCCCAGCCGTGCCGAAGGCCTGGAGCTTGCCGGTCTGGATGTTGTAGATCCACTGGACCTGCACCGTCTTGACCGTAGCGTCGAGACCAACCTGGATGACACCGAGGATCTCGGCCATGCCGATGCTGTTCGGGCTGATTGCGAACCCAGCGGTGGGGTACGAGTTGTCGGGGGTGACCTTGACCAG